TTATTGACCAATGATAGGCGAATATTTATTTTTCAAACTAGCTGACTTGGTACCAGTACCTTTAATTGCTGCTGAGTTAGTTGGTGATCCGGTGTTACTGTGATTATGGTTAGCCGTAAGCTCAGCTAGTTCACTCACCACATCTAACGTATCTAACATGAGTTGCGCTACATTGATTTGCAGGCTTCCTATCCAAACTACAGGCGCAATGATCTGTTGTTGTGCCCCTGCGATGCTTTGCTTTATCTGCCCAACTTTCTCTATGAGCTTTTGACCAATCTCGACAGTAGCGCTTTGCCCCACATCAATGGTCATATCTTTTTCAACACTTGCAACATAGTTTGCTGATGTGGCAATAGAATAGTCCCCCTCAGATAATTGCTGGATTGCACCTGCTAATACTTTTCTGGTGCCTAGAACGGTTAACGTGTCTGTGGCTTGTACTGTTGTTTCCCGTGCAACTAACTCGCGTTGTTCTTTATCCGCTTTAATCGTGCGTAGCATTGATGACTCATTGATACTTTGGTCTGTTTCACGGTTCCAACTACCGTCGGGCGTTACACGCTGAAAAACTTCTTTTCGTTGCTGCTGCAATTGCTCCTCTGGTTGGATATCTGGTAGCGTATTATTTTGACTTAGTGTTTGCCTAATAAACGGTTTATCTGGTCTTCCCCCTTCAAACGCAATCTCGACCAGTGAGCCTTCAGGAGGAAACTGGAACAATCCGCTTTCAGTTCCCGCCATGGGTAATGGTAATGGCACCGCTTTATAAATGGGCGCGGCGGACTCATTGCCGTCACTATCAAGTAACTGCACATCTACCGCATACTTAGGTCTGAAAGGATCAGATATATCCCCCGCGTTCACTGATTCGCTTGGCGAGACAATTCTGGCAAATTTCGGTAAATGTAAGCCTGCGGACAATTCAGGATAGGCTTTATCCATTTGATTTTTAATCGGACTTTTATTTTCAGCCTTGCCCGTTAATGGATTTTTAACTTCCCAATGCAATGTGATGTCGTCATTTTCTATCTGAATTTTATTAATACGCTTATCGTTGACCACGGTGCCTGCTCGTAAAGCAGGGATTAACGGGTAAGTGGCACTATTGCCTGCGGATTGTTTCTTTGAAAATTCAGTGGGTATTTGATGATTATCATCTTTAAACATTGAATCAACCCAACTTCCGGTAAAGACTTTACCATCAGGCAGTTGATACCACACATAATCAGGAATACTAAAAACAGTCCCTAAATTGGCTAATAACTGAAATCCCGTGCCGTTATGCGTAAAGTGTGGAATTGGCGTATTAATATATTTCGCATCGGGCAAAATAAACGTCAACCCGCTATTTTCTTGCAGATAATCTGTAATGATTTTTAGTGTAGGGTGCTGGAAAGAGCATGGCCACATTTTATCAAACACCGCCACTAACTCCCGAACAAATAACTTTTGAAAGCCGTTATCAGCAGGTTGTGAGCGTTCAACATATCCCGTGAAATAGCGATATAATGAATCCGTGTAGCCAGTATCAAACCGAACTAATTTTCCGGTGTAATCAGCTTCCGTTTCTACCGTTAAAAAGCCACGCCCACAGGCTGATAATTCAAGCATGATTTTAGCGTCAACAATATGCACCTCATCATTGGACAAATAGCATCGACTAATGGGCTTCATGAGTTCCCCCAATCATCAATGGGTTTTAATACCGTCCGTTCAAACCACGTTAATTCATCTTTTTCTTCTGTAGATGCTGCAATAGTGGCTTTAGGATTGCCTGTTTGTTTTTTGGCTTGTACTTGACTGGCGGCTCGAATGTCTTTTTTCTCCGAAACAGACAAATGTTCTCTTAATGTAAAAGTGATTTGCCACGCCATTTGACCGTCGATTTCGCTCGCGTCAATATTTCCAGTAAAGGTGCCGAGACGAAAATTAATCGCTTTGGCGGTGTGATTGGCAACTCGATAACGTTTTAATTTGCCATTCTCTTTGGCTTCAGCAAGGGCAAATAAGCGAGTTAATACTTTATGGTCAGTGAAATTAATCACGCCCGTAACTCGCAGTTCTTTGGGCTTGATACCTTGTTCAGCAACGGCTGTACTGGAGGTTTGTCCTGACTGATCTTTATCTTGGAATTGCACCGATGGGTTAACTTTAATATTTTTTAACGGGATGGCTTCACCATCAAGCGCGAATGTGATTGTTTGATTTTGAGGTGTTGATTGGTTTTGCGGGTTCATGAAGCATTCCCTTTAATGATGATAGTTCGCTTCCTGCGAACAGTGTTGCTAATGTCAAAATTGCATCTGGTTCAGGGATTTTTTTTTGCAAGTGTTCCGCAAGATAATCCCCGGAACCAAATCCAGTAAAACTCCAAATAATGGTGGATTTTCCTAATAAGTCGGTAAGCTTATTGCCAATGTCCTTAAGCGTGTTTTCTCTCGTGGACTTAAATCTAGACATTGCTGATTTCATGGCTTCGATGGTGCTTACACTTCCCGCACTGTTTTTGGCATGCTCTATCAATTGGGCATTCATTGTGGCTCGACTATTGGCTGTTGATAGAGTGCGTGGTTTAGGTAACCCTCCAAATTGAGCTCCCGGTAACTGCATTTTTGTTACTTGCAAGTTTGCCGCCGTTTTTGCCATACGCTCAACTTGAGCAAAAACAGGCAATGGAAATACAGCCGAGAATAGCTGTAATAAATTCATGAATTCGACCTGCGTTTTCGCGCAAACCATCATGACAACAATGTCTATTTCTCCTGCACCAACGAGTTTTTGGGCTATGTATTTAATCGCATTGGTTGGGCTTAAATAGCTACCAGCCTCTGTTCTTTGTCCCAGCCCATAGACAAAGGGATGTGCTTGCACCATAGAGCACGTTGTCCCCGACATTGTCGGAGACATTTTCATTACGGATTTACGCCATGTTGGGTGTATTAAGGTTTCAGCGGCCATTCGATATCCGGAGCAGTTGATGTATCGACACGATTTAACAAGACTCGATATTTTTTCCATTCAATTAATTGTCGTTCATCCGTATCATCACCAAGACCAACATCAAGAGCATCTTTCAGATAGTTTATTGTGTTATTCGCTTCATCAATTCTTGATATCTTTTCGTTTTCAGCTTGAGCGACCCAGTGTGCTTTTTGTACTGTTTTATTAAGAACCCACTTTTTACCGTTCCAAACATCAAATTCTGTCTTTGGCTCTAACATTGTCAGTGTTATGGGTAATTCACCGATAAAATCAATATGAATTTGTTGGCGATTTTCTGTTTGATAGGCAATATGACCTCGATAATCAACCTGATATTCCCATTGGTTAGACTCCGCATTAAAAATAACGGCATACCCTTTTTTAGGCTCAATTGGCGGTATTGTTGTGCAATAGGGGATTAATTGTGTATTTTCATCAATGTAACCATCTGATTCACTGATAAATTCGTGCGTGTCACTTGTGTAGTTATATATTTTCAACATCGGCATATTATTATCCTTAACTTACTCGATACCATCCCATCAGCATAATGTAGGCATTGGTTACATTGATGGCTGAACTACTCCCTTTACTTTCGGTCGTTCCTGATACCGTATGGCTATGTGCTCCAATCGCAACTGTGTGTGCGTGGTTTCCCGCAGAATGCATCCCATTAATAGTTCTTGTATTACCATTCCCCCGACCAAAGTTAGAACCGCCAGAACCCGAATCTTCACCATTCACACCATGAGTATGAGCTCCTGTCGTATTTGTTGACTTTGTTCCATAATCGAAACTGCTTGTTGTCGCGGAGAAGCTGTGATTGTGTGCAGGTAGTTGGGCTTCGGTTAATTGAATTGAATCAGCCCCCCCTGTTGTTAATACATTAGAGCCATTTGAATTCGCCAAACGGATCGTTTTATTTTCACCGAGATACTGCCATTTTGTATTAGGGAACAAGGTATTCGGATTTTTATTCTGAGCAAACCAAGCAACAATACCGATAGGATAAATGGCATCCAAATTGACCGAGCGACTATCTACCTCTGCTTTTGTGTATGCCCCCACGTCTCCTGCAGTCAATGTGATATCTGTACTTAATGGCTTATTGTTCACTCGACGCGTATTGGGTACGCGACTATTGGCGTTATTATTGGCAGTATTAAATTTCTCATTAAGCGCATTGTTAGTAGCATAGTCTCCTACTGGTTGTTTTTTTCCTAACTCACTCGTGACCATTCCTTGACTCGCCACTAACTCCGAGCTATTCCCTGTTTGGTTTGTAATATTGGCTTTATCAATTTTTTTACTTAAATCAAGTTTAAATCGTGCTTCTAATGCGCTAATTTCTTGACTGCTTAATGCTCCTTGAGGTCGCAAGTCTTTGACGTTTCCCGATGCATCAATACTCGCAATAGCAAATACTTGATGAGTAAATCCTGCCACATCTACATAGTTACTTAACGTTGCGGTCTCTGTAATTTTAATAACCGTGTTCCACTGACTTGAAATATTCCCTTGATATGAAAAGTCAGCGTAGATTTTCGTGTTTCTAAGTCCATTTAATATTTGGTTTTTCTCAAGCTGTCCACGTAACCCGCCAACATAGCCCAACCCTTTTTTAATTGTGTATTGCTCACCATTTCGGGTGACTTCAAAGCCATCATCAAAGAATGCTGCCGCGCCGTAGTTATCTAAATTGATAAGGCGCTGCATTTCATCAATGCCGGAGAGACGTGCTGTAAAATCAATTTGCCACGTTTCGGCAGTCGTTTGGATTTGGGTTTCTGCGGCGGCGCCTTGGAATTCCAACAAAAATGAACGGGTTAATACGTTACCTTGCTGACCATTTTGCGTTTTTAATTTCTTTTGGGTTGGCGCATGCGTAATCATGGCAACTGTGCCTGATTCTTTATTCATCAAACCAATCCAGTTGAAATCAAAGTTACCCACGTCTGCCCCCAAGGTGACACTATAAGCCACGGCATTTTCACTGGCTAAACCTGCTTTATTCACCGCTTGACGATGCACTATTTGATTTGTTGGCGGTAATGTTTCATTTCTATCAATAGGTTGTGTTGGGTCTAAATTAGGGACGTTCGCAAAAACGAACTCATCCAGCAAAACGGCGTTACCGTTTGCCGCTTCTTGTGCTTTCCAATTTTCGAAAGCTGTCGTAATCACTGAAGCCATGAATGTAATCCTTTACATTAATGATGCGCCAAAGGTTTCATTTGACGCGGTAATTTGTCCAATTCTGATAAATAATGGCTGGTTAGGAATGCTTGCGTGATAACAAACATAATCCGCTTCAACAAAACCAATTCGTATTCCTAGATGATGTACCGCCATCACTTCAAAGTGATAGCGTCGGCAGGTTCGCCCATACTGCCGAATAATTTGCAATAACAAATCAGGGTTATTCGCTATTTGCCCATCACTTACCCGTAAAATAATGACGTCCCAATCAATATCCGGTTGACGTTCGTTAATTTCGACATAGCCAACGCCAAGGCGTTTAAAGATTTCAATAAAGCCCGCAACGCTGCCGGAGTCTTTGGCGTTGATAAAGGCATATTTGACGCGCTTACGGTATAAATCTAACGGCTCATGATTAAACCGCTGAATATCTCGTTGATAAGCCAGTAAGTTCAATAATGGTTCGGTACAGGTTTCGGGATCTAACTGAGCCAATGGCCACGTTAACCAACCATAAATCATTTGCCAAAAACGCTTTGCCGCACGCAGTAGCGTGTCAGGTTCGCCTTTATTCATCCATGAGGGTAAAACCAGTCGTTTTAGTTTTTCTTCAAACTCGGTCATTGCGCACCTCAACCGTGAGTGTTTGCAATCGCGGCACACTTAATTCGCTGATAATATCTGACAAACTAAACTCAATAGAATCAATCACACTGAATTGTTTATGCAGTTCACGACCTAAGTTTGAGAACGAAAATCGCGAATATGGCCATGTTTTTTTGACGTCATAATTGGTGTTTTCGCGAAAGGCGCAGCGTACTAAATCGCCTGCATCTTGTTTTAATTTTTGCAATTCTTCATGCGTGAAATTTTCAACACGGTGTACATATAACGTCATGGTTAATGCATGCTGAGTTTCGGGCATGGAAAAACATTGAAGGTCATCACCGTGTCCGTGGTGACCTTGTGTATTGACATAATCATTCACCTTGTCAATAAAGCTCTGGCTAGTGATACCGCTGTCCAATAACAAATAGGCGTTAGCCGTGCCTGCTCCTCGTGGCGCATCATGCAAAAAGAAAATACGGTCAATACTTAATCCCACGACATTAGCAATCATCCCTCGGTAAACTGCATCGGTATGATAATTTCCGACTAAGTTATATTGGTTGCGGCAACGGTCACGTAAATCATCGTCACTTTCAGCATCGGCTCCGGGGGCTAAAAGCCAGTTGTCTTCATTCTGAACACGCTCTATTCCAGTGATAGCGGAAGGCAAAATTCTAAAATACCCCGGTGCGAGGTTATAAGCGCCTCCGGCACTGTCAGCAATAACGGACACTAAAGCACTGTCGGCATCAATAGCGATGGTTTCAACGGTTTTTACGCAGTAAATTACCCCGTTAATACGCTCAGTTTGAATGAGCGTTCCAGCCGGAACAGTGACAACGCCTGCGCCCGCAGAACGATAAAAACGGATAGCGCCTTTGGCTTTTGTGGCAGGTTTACGCGTTAAATTGACACCCCATGCGAATACATCAAGCCATTTGCCTGATGCTGTCGCCAAGTACATATTTTTCAAAGTGACATTAATTAATGCATCCGTTAACCAGCGAACAGGACGAGTCACTATCGTATTAATTAAACGCCAGAATGGAGACATATTCGACGTGTTAGTAATTAGTCCCTCATCATGCACAATTTCTGCAAATCGCTGACTGATTTCATCTTCCGATATCGGCATGCCACTCTCACGTAATACTCGTTCATAGTCGATTTTAGGCATGTTTTCACTATTCATAATTCATCCCCAAACTGATACGACCAAAATCGTAAGTATCGGCTGTTATCCAAAGTCGTTTGGTGCTTTCTTCATCAATAACAATCGTGCCCGGAATTAATCGCTCGTCACTTTCCACTAAGATTTCCATTTGTGTGCGAATATCAGCGCGCAATGTTGGGCTACGCTCTGCAACTAATTGTGTCGCGAGTCCACTATCGATAATACGATGCGCCACATCTTGGGTGATTGACCGACGGTTATGACACAACTCAGGTTCATTACCGGAGTTCAAGGTGAAATTTCGGTTTGTAATTAATAAATCAAAATAGAGTAAATTATCCATTTTCCAGCGCAGTCCATTCCGCTAAATCTATTGGTGACATTCCGTTTGTCACCGTGATATTGACGTTATCAAAACGCCTACTGTTATCAACACTTTGAGTTCGGTTATTACTGATTTGCCGACTAATACCGCCTTTTTCGACGTCTTTTAGCTGGCTACCAATCAATAAACCTGCTGCGCTGGCTGTGGCTGGCGCACCGTCAACGGCTCCGGTTGATTTGGTTTCAATATTGACACCCGGCAAATAATTAAGAACATCAACAATGCCGTTATAAACACGGGTAAATGATTCTTCCAACCATGTCCAAACACCCGAAAATATGTCAGTGATCCCTTTTGCCATTGCCGCGAATGAATCCGTAAAAGAAAAATCGTCAAACCAAACGGTTAAATTTTCCCAACCTTCGATGATCAAATCCCATGCTTGCGAAAAAGCTTCACCAACCATTTCAGCCATTAAACATAGGGTTTTAAAAACTAATGTATCGGATATGTAATCCGTGAATTCCGTCCATTTGTTACTTATCCATACCCACGCTTGTATTGCAACAGCGGCAAAGGCTTGGACAGCAATAGAAACCACTTTAAACGCCATGGTATTCATGATTGCGGCTTTAATATCATCCCAATGTTTAATCAGTTTATAAATGCCATAAGCAAGCAGGGCAATTGCACCGATGACCAAAAGTACAGGCCAACTCATAAAAGAAAAGCTGACACCAGCCGCCATCGCTGCTATACGAACAGCTAACAACGTTCCGCGAATAAATTTTAGCGCAATATTCCAAGCCAAAATTGCAGAACGATATAACCACACGGTAGCGGCACCTATTTTTAAGACGCCATTAAACAGCCCTACAATAATGCTAAAACCGGACATGATAAATTTACCAATACCCATTACAATGTTTGCTGCTGCGCCCGCCGCCGCAAAACCAAGGATCCCCAACGTGATATATCCCACCCAGCGAGCGATATTGGGGAAAAGCGTTAGCCAACGCACTAGTGTTTGCCCGCCCTCAGCCATTTTATTGACCAAAGGGGTGATCACTGGCAATAGCGTCATACCAATAGCAATGCGGATAGATTGCCAAATAGACATAAGCCGCTCCCACGGATTGGCTAATTTTGCAGCTTGTTCCGTGGTGCGTTTCATGCCATCACTGGCACCTAAGAAGCCAATATTTTTCCGTAAAATATCGACATTGCCGTAAAGCTGTTTGACCACCACGGCAGCATCACCGAAAGCCGCCTCAATGTCTTTTTGGGCTTTCAAATTGCCTTCAATGCTAGCGCCATATTTGGTTTGCAGTTTTTCCAGCATGTCGGGCATGGACAGCATTTGACCTGAAGCATTGACGAACGATAATCCGAGCTTTTGAGCACTGTCGGTAGCCGTTTTGAGAAAAGCTTCATACGCACCGGACGACTCTCCGCCAAGCGTTCGTTGCAATTCCCCCAATACGGCTAATTGTTCGTCAATACCAACGCCAAATTGCGTGCCAGCATTCTTAGCCCCCTCCATTAGCCCGGTGATTTCCGCCATGGATACGCCAAAGGTTTTGGACATGTACACGGCTTTTCCTGCCAAATCTTCAGCAAATTTTACGTGACCGACGGCGTTCGCTTGTTGTTCAAATTGGTTGAACATTTGCCCCATATAAGCGGTCGCCTCTTCGGATGAGGTTTTTAAGGCGGCTGCCGTGGTGTTCGTAATGCGAGTGAGTTGGGGTAGCTCTTGCTGAGAAACATGATTAATCGCTTTACTGATTGCGGTCGTGGAATTCACAAAATCAATTGACGACTTACCGTATTGAGACGCAAATTTCAGCGCATCTTTAGCAATTTTATCCATGACGCCATCATTAATACCTTGTAATGATGCACTCATCATCGTGTCATTCATTTCGATGGCAGGATCAAGAAGATTTTTAATTGACCAAAAAGTCCCCGCAAGACCAGCACCACCGACGGCAATGTTACCGAATGCCATTTGACTCTTGTTGGCAAACGTAGAGACTGTTGACTGTACTTGTCGAATGGGTCTTGTGATGTTGTCGATAAGACTTAGCGTGAAATCAAGTTCCGTCATGATTCACCCTTAAAGGCTAATGCAATTCCATTTGCAACAGAAATTCGCATATTTTCTGCGTGTCGATTGTCCAACCAAATTGCGGCGGCGAGATTTTCCTCCGTGTCCGGCTCGTGGGGCAAATACCGCTGCCGCAGTATGATAAACTGTTGCAGCGGATTATCTTCAATGGCACGAACACGGTTGGTTAGTTTTTTACGCTAATTTCCAGTTTCGGTGCATATTCTTTATTGACCAGTTCAGCAATTTGCATTGCGGCTCCCGGAATTGCTAGTAGCTCATCCAGAAACGCTTTACTGTCAGTACACACAATGCGTTTTAAATATGTGGTGATAGGAGCAACCTTGTTATCCATCGACATATCGTTAATCATGCCATTATACGCCGTGATGTTTGGCTCAAAGCTGATGTCTTTATCGCCGATAGTTAATATGATGATTTTTTTAGTCATGAGATAGTTCCTTTCTCTTTCTGATTTCGTCCGTTAATTGGTTGTGCCGTGCGGCACATTGACCATATAAAATCGCCATTTTTTCTAATGGCTCTGAAATATCACGGCCTGTTGTTCCTCTGAGTCTCGGAATAACCGTTGAGCATTTTTTTAGCAGGTTTTCCTGATAACTCACGCTCAATGTTTTCGACGGTTTGGTTGTACATGCTGACAAACTCATCACTAACGCAAACGTTAGTAAACACAGGCTTAATAATTTCAGTGCGTATTTCTCTGTGGGCAGCATTGGCAATCCCCTCCAACTTTTCTTCCAGCCGCTGTCCTGATTGGCTCGAAATGTCTTCAATGACCTTACGGGTTTTATCAACGGCTTTTTTCGTGGTTAGTTCAATACTATCGTGATAAAGACCGTTGACTGTCCAACCCGCAATAAATGCACAAACTAGTAATGTGCCCCCAATTGCGAGTTGCTTTGTCATTACTTAACCCCGTTATGCGCTAATGAATAATGGTTTCCGTCGTTAAATCGTCCGCCCCATGTTCCGCCGATAGACTCCCAATATTCGCCAAGCGGTTGATGGTCTGTTGATTTTGTTAGCCAAACACCATTTTTAAACAAATTAAAATCAACCGCTAAACGTTGTGTATGCAAACTGTTTTTAATGCCTTTTCCCGATTTGGCATTGGCTGCGGCTTGCTCTGGTGTGCGATATGCTTCACCAAATGTCAGTTGATAACCGCGTTCATTTGCCCATAAAATCAATTTGGCAATCATCACCGTAAATAGGGCTTGTTTTTCTCTTAGCGTCATTTTTTAAACTTTCCTTGTAATAATGTATTTCCACGCTTTTTCAACCACATTTCAACCGCTTGATATCCAGCGATACCCAATGCTGACGCTAATCCTGTCAGGGCAATCGGGGAAAGGTCAGGGATCCAAATCAAAATTGCGGCAGCGGCAACAGAGGTTGCTGCCCCAAGAATGACACGACCAATAAATAATTTAATCGTGATAGGCTCTGCGCCCGTGAGCATTTTTCCGATGCCAATTAGCGCCCCCATAACCGCAATGGTTAAGAGTGTTTTTTCGTGTTCTTCCATGAACAAATGTCCTTATTATCCGATAAGGGTTTGAGTTAATTCAGACTCCAAGTAAGGAATGCCTTTAATTCGCACAAAATCTGGGCTTGTCACTAGGTATTTAATTTTGTGTGTAGTCACTGCACCGCCTTTGGGGTCAACATCCAAAATATCACTCAAGATCAATTTATTGCCGAATGACTCCACTTTCATTTCTTCATTGCCCGCTTTGGCATACCACAGAAAATCCATGGGTTTAATGCCTCGCCATGAGCCTGCGGCTCGGGCTTTTGCAACAATAATTTCAAAATACTTTGTGCTAATTTCGATTTCACCTTCGGCACTCACATCACCAGCAACATACCCATCGGGCATGCCTCTGGTTTGTGCCGCGGCTGTATTATCCGTAATAGATAAACTGACTTTCTCAACGTGAATTAAGTCTCCGTCGATATTGAAGTCAAAAGATTGACCTGATAAACGTTGGCTCATTAATCCTCTCCTAAGCTGGCATCCAGTAAGATACTGACGGTGATCCCTTTCGGGCATTCATAAGTTCGCACGGTGATATAAATCTCAACGGTATTTTTCGTTTTCCATACAATCACAACGTCACCGTCTTGCGGTGGTTTGCACTCACCGGGGAACGTCACTCCGTTGATTTCCGCACTACGCGACATTTCTCGCATGGTGCGAGCAAAGTATGATTTATGCGTTTCAATGCTGTTTGGCGTACTGTTTAAGCTTCGGTCGGCCATTTTTGCAATGGCTTGCAAACGTACTCGACGAGCCACTTTATCGACGATACGCAAATTTTCGATAGCCTGAAAATCACCGCCTTCAACATCCAATGTTCGACCATCTGACCAATACATGCCGTCATAGTCCGGATACCACATTGGCACGCTATAACGTAGTTTTTCCAATGCTTGTAAGGTGGCTAAATCAATTTCTGCATTGTCTGCATCTTTTGGAAACTCAACGCGACCTAAGTCGACTAATGCCCCCGTTTTGACACGCGCGGGACTATCTGCGATTGTCACCGAGCGAGCGCATAAACGCCCAGCCAGCACGCCAGATTCATTTCCCCAAAATGTTGGAACTAATTGAACGGATTCAACCGCTTCACCTTTTTGCAGGTCACCAAGACGCGTTAGCGCTTCTTGCCACGTTTCCCCCGATTGCAATCCCTCCACAGACAAAATTGCCCATGACCAGCGTCCCAATTTGGCGATTAAATTCGTGCGGAGTGTTTGCGCCGCTTTGATGGTTGCTTTGGAGGTTTCACCGATATACACGTAACCTTCAACAGATGCGATGGATTGTGCCTTCATTACCGCATCGGCAAAATCCGTATCTGATGCGCTCTCCGGTAAGGTGTGGACATAGCCAAACCAATTCTGTCCCGCATTGGCTGCAGCGGCTTTGATATTTGATTTTAACGGGGTTTCTTTTGTCCCCAACAAGGTATCGAAATCAGTTTGAGTATTTACTGGCAAGGTTTCACCAATGTGTGTGCTACCTTTTCCTACAAACAGTAAAACGCGCTCAATTTCTTTGGTTTCACCTTGTAACTGATTGACTTGATTAACCTGAATAGTAGGCCACATAGTTAAGTCCTTTTATTTCATATCCTGCGCTTTGATATCAGCGCCAAACTCAATCCCTTGTAACTGCCTTGCGAGTGCTTTTTTAAAATCGTTGTCACTCATTCCTAAAAATACGCGCGATGGTACATTTATCGACCATGTGTTTTTAGGTGGCTTTTCGCTTAACTTTCTAATCAATAATCCCGCTTGTCCCATATTCATGCTTTCACAAATATGTCTAACTGTTGGTTTTTTCCAACGTTTCCCTGATTTAATTTGATATCCTAAATCACGCAATTTTTTTGCTTGTTTTTTGGTTGCCTCACGTTCGATCATTTTTTTTGATTGAACATCGCGCTTTCTTATCGTTGTTTTCATACCATACTGTTGAGTAAAGCCAACAATACCAGCACGGATTTTTTTACCGCCACTGTGATAGTTACCTCCTCGCAAGTAAATTCTGACTGAATCTGTTTCAGGTATTTCCCTGATATGAAGCAATTTAGGCATATTTCGCAGCATTTTTTTCTTATAGTGACTTTGCCTTGCTTTCCATGCTCGACCATCAGGTGATTGTTGGTTTTTAACATTACGTTTGGCAGCTGCAATAACGCCATGTTTCGCCATGCGCCATAAAAATCGTTGTTTTTTTCGCTCTGATAATTCAAGATTTTTTAAAGCTTTTTGCATTTCAGCAAATTGCTCTTTGTTCAATTGACCTTTAATTATCATGTTTCACGTCACTATAAATTTCAGCGTGTTCAGCATACCCAATTTGGGTATTGGCAATTGACCAACGTTTGCCGTCAAACGGAACAATACCGTGAGGATCTTCTTTCATGACAACGGGCTCACTAAAAGAAATGGAGACAATCACCACGGCGGTTTCATCATCAACATCAACAGTCATTGATGGCGGCTCTTGCACTATATTGCTATCACCTAATTCGTTGTCCTGTTCACTTGCCCATGCATCAATCAACAGGGGAATATAATCCGGGTGAATTTCGCGATAAGGGAATCGTCCCCACGAAATCAGCGCATCACATTGACGGATCATCATTTGATACTGGTCTAAGCCTAAGTTTTTATGCGCACGGATGAATTGTATTTCGTCCATTTCGCTTGTAAATTCAATCTGACACACTCGCTCAGGTAAATTGGTTTTCAAAAAATGCGTTAAGCTTTGCAACTTAGTCATATCATCGCTACCGTTACACGTTTTAAGCCTTTCATATTTCTAATCACAAATGCGGCTTCGGCGAGTAAACTACTCTTCGTTTCGGGATTTTCTTGCTTCGGATTCGGCGCGCGACTTGAAACAGAATTAAACTCCCCCATTAAGTCAGCCTTTGCCCTTGCGAACAGGGCTTTTTTATATTGCGCACATAATGCGTTTTGTCCGTTTGCTTTTGCCCCCGGCACATCACTGGCGTTGCGATAACCTTTTGCCATATAGCGATTTTTTAATGCTTCAAGCGATAAATTAATTTCAGCAATGCTGGCTAACAACGCATCCGTTAATAACCCATTATCTAAATCGATGGGAATTTTTCGTTGCCGTTGAAATTCATCTAAATTTAAATCCGGCCAAAATCCATCATTCGTAATATCAATTGATTGATAACTTACGTCATTACCGTTAAACATAACGCTCCTTATAAAAAATCGGGCAGACTGGCTTCCAAGACGAATCGCAATACATTGCATTCTCTCCACCACGCCCGATTGGCTTACGGTAGTCGTTCTATGTTGTCGTTAACGCTCTAATGCGCATTGCTATGCGTTTCAAATGTGTATCCACGCCCACCTTTGGGTTAAGCTGTCGCGCCTTTTCCATATAGGATGCGGCTTGCTCTAATGTATCAACACAGTCAATCGCACTGGCTTTCGCATCCGCACTGACATGACTTCTCAGTAAGTTCAATGCGGCAAATTTGTAGTATTTCGCTCTGATTTTTTCGTGAACTTGCCATTTTTCCGTGACATTTTTAAATGTTCTTGAAAAATAAGGCTCAATACTGTTTCCCGCTTCATTTTCTAACGTTGCCCATGCCAAAATGGTGTCGGCAACAAAGGCGGGGAAATTGCTGCGAAAGTTGTCGGGGGTGAGCTGTCCTTGCTCAATGGCAATATCTGCCCAATCCAATCCCTTATCAAAGTCCCCAACATCAAATAGCCAAATGACGCAATAAGCAAAAATCGGGTTTCTATACACGTCACCCTCTGCCAAGTAGCGTTCAGCCGAGGGAAGATAAGCGGGTAATAACTCCCGCTTTTTCATTTCAACCCGGCTTGCCGTTGTGGGTTGCTCACGCAATCGCTTGACATCCTGCTCAATCGCCCTTGCTTGTAAGTGCATGCTGACCCCATCCGCAAGAGTAATCGCCTGTTTTTGTTCTAGCTTTTGACGCAGTTCAACGGCTTTACGGTGGCGTTGAGCAGGTGATAGCATTACTCGACTGTTTCCTTAGGTTCTGAAATTTCACCAATGGTTACTGCACTTTCATCATAAGCACCGTATAACTCTGGGTATTCGAGTGCATACCCCTCATTACGTAAGTATTTATTTTCAAACTGTTTGCGGTCTTCGACAAACTCAGCTTTGCGCTGACCTGTTCCACGTTGCGTGTACAGATGCAAGTTAGACAATGGTGTGACAACCATTCGTTTACCCGGCATGAATGGAGGGATAATCGCAGGACGTCCCGCAATGGTTGAGCCCAGCATTTGAGCAGCGATTTTTTCAGTTGGACGGTCTGCGGCTTGGTATAAACGATATTGTTCTGCGGCAACCAAATCTGCCCCAACAAGCACGACTAACCGAGGGTCATTGCGAAATTCTGCTGGAATGCAGTTGTTTACAATGTCTTGAGCCATGGCATCCAACGATTTAAAGTCGCCTTTTTCATCTAAGAGGATGGGGGTTGTGATAACTTGTTTTCCGCCATTCCATTTTTTGGCAATCGCATGCCAACCAATGTTCACATCTTCGCCGTTTGGGTAGGTTGCTGGGTCGGTATTTTCTGCGACATGTGTACCATTAAAGCCAATGCGTAATTGGTCTAATGCAAAGGATTTTAAGGTAAAGCCCTGCATTTTCTGGAAGAATTCTTCTTCACTTCCCGAGTTTGCCCAAACTGACAGTAAATGCCACGTTAACGCCGCGCACGAGTCAGTTTCATGCAGTTGATAGGTGTTACCATCAATATCCAGTTTGCGAGAGAAACGTCCGTTTTTACTACGCCCGGTAAAAATGCCCGGATTACCGGTTGTCACAACTTGACCTTGCAGTTGGTCTACATACTGCACATTAATCATGCTGAGAAAATCAACAGATTCTAATAGGGCATCACGCAGTTGCGTTTCTTTGGGTTCAGAAATTGAAAAATAATACGAGGCATCATCAACCCCAGCTTCGCCAGCTAATGCAATCGCATAATTGCGTACAAACTCGCGCGCTTTTTGATTTAATAACATGGAAATCCTTCTCCTAAATTTTCCTGATCCAATTTTTTAGGTTAATCCACTTAAACTAAATGATTGAAACGTTTGTTTTTACCTTTGTCGCTGCGTGGGTTTTGTTTGGGTAGGCTGGTAACTTTTTCGTCTAATTTACTGAAGTTACTTAAAATCTTCGGCAAATTATCTTTTAATTGCTTAAACTCCGCGGTATCAACGACATCGCTAATCACGCCAATATCTTCTTGTACTTCTTCAATGTCTGTTTCAGTCGAATCAAGTCGTTCTTCGATTTTTTTTAATCGTAAATCAAACTCTTGAAGCGCTTCTTTGATATTTTCTAAGGTTGTTTCATCGGTGGACGGTGTCTCTGCATCTGATGGTTCATCAATCTCGAAGAATCTTTTCCAGCCGCTTTTTTTATCTTTTGCCATGTTCTGTTTTTCCTTAAACTGTTTCACTTCATCAATAACCAACGGCTTGAATGAGCCATATCGATAAGCGTTTTTTCCTGATTTAAACCGTAATCGGGTTGTGCCTACACTGGCAGGTGAGCAGGTCACCCCAAGTCCTTCTAAATAGGTTTTTCCTGTACCTCTAAAATTTCCATCCGGTGTAAATTCAGCAGAGGTAAATAAAAGCTGTCCATCACGATTCGCCTGTAATAGATGAAGGTTCGGGCATAGTTGGGCATAAAGCTTGAGAACGCCTTCGCCATCTCGCTCGGCTTTGACGGCGAGAACTTCGCCCACTGAGCCAAAACAGCGTTCATGTTCAGGCCAAATGCAGGCGGTATATAAATGGGGGTCATAAAGTTCAGCGGCCTCTTCAAGCCAAGCTGCCTCAATTCGACGCCCATCAACCGTGTCGCCTTCAGTCGCAATGCATAGCCAATTTGTCATTAATTGAGACATTCTTACATGTTGCTCCCATCCATGGGTTTATGTGCTTCCGTTCTGTTCGGCATCAGTATTGCCCACATTTTTTTCACTGGCGATAAGTTCGATTCGGTTATAAATCCATTATCGAAAGCGGTTTAATGCCAGCGGCATTGTGTCGGGGCACAATGCTTTCACTATGGCTAAATACACTGACGCAAAAATACAGGTCGCTAAATCACTCTATTTGCGACATTACACGCCTGCGGAAATCGCAGAGGAATTGAATTTGCCTAATAGGCGGATCGTTTACTACTGGGCGCAAAAATGGAACTGGGCAGATATGCTCAGTCATGAAACCGTCATTGACGCTATCAATCGTCGTATTACGCTACTTGCTGGACGGGATAAAAAGACCGAATTAGAAAAGGATGAGCTAGACCGTCTCATCGAGCATCACGTCAAATTAATGGCACAAGCGAATAAGCACACGGAAAAGTTAGCGGCACTGAAAGCGGCTCGTCAATCCGAGATGCAAGGAAGTGGAGAGTCGGCATTCAATGATGATGGCGAATCGAAGAAAAAGAAAAAACGCTACCGTAAAAATGATATTTCGAATTTAACCGCCGATGATTTCCAAAAATTTGCCGATGAAATGCTCTTTGGTTACCAGAAACATTTACGGGCAAACATCACTAAGTCCGTGCGAAATATCTTAAAAAGTCGCCAAATCGGTGCGACATGGTATTTTGCATTTGAAGCGTTTGAAGATGCGTGTTTAACGGGTAAGCCACAACTGTTTTTATCTGCATCGAAACCGCAAGCTGAGGTTTTTCGCTCTTATATCGTGAATATTGCCGAAAAATTTTTCGGGGTGACGTTAACGGGCAACCCAATTCGCTTAAGTAATGGCGCGGAACTGCGTTTCTTATCCACAAATAAAAACACAGCACAATCATACAGCGGTCATTTATATTGCGACGAATACTTTTGGGTACCTGATTTTAAACGGTTTAATGAAGTTTCATCCGCAATGGCAACCCATGACCATTGGCGAACCACGTATTTCTCTACACCGAGCGCGAAAACGCATCCCGCTTATCCTTTTTGGACAGGGGATGAATGGCGAGGAAGTGATCCTGCGCGTAAAAAAGTTGAATTTCCTCAATTCGATGAATTACGTGACGGTGGGCGGGATTGCCCTGATGGTCAATGGCGATATGTCATTACACTTGAAGACGCAATAAAAGGCGGTTTCAACTTAGCCAGCATTGAGAGATTACGCAATAAATATAATCCCGACTCATTTAACATGTTGTTTATGTGTGTGTTTGTAGACAGTGGCGCGTCTGTCTTTAAATACCATCAACTTGATAAATGTGGAGTAGATGTTCATTTATGGGAAGACCATAACCCTGATGCACCTCGCCCATTTGGTGATCGTGAAGTCTGGGGCGGTTTTGACCCTGCACGCTCTGGCGACACATCCACATTTGCTATTGTTGCACCACCCATGATGGCACCCGAGGTTTTTCGCGTATTGGCGATTTTCTATTGGCAAGGCATGAACTGGAAGCACCAAGCCAAACTGATTGAAGATCTCACTAAGCGTTATCGTTTTACTTATATTGGCATCGACACGACAGGTATTGGTCATGGGGTTTATGAAATGGTACAAGATTTTGCTCCACGCCAAACGCATTCGATTCACTACAGTCAACAAACCAAAAATCAGCTAGTCATGAAAATGATTGATGTTGTGAGTGAAGAGCGCCTTGAATGGGATGAAGAGCAAAAAGAAATCCTCGCCTCTTTTTTATCCATTCGTCATACCACAACGGGTAAAGGCGGCTCAATGACCTTTGTAGCCGATAGAACGCAGGAAACGGGACATGCTGATGCGTTTTGGGCAATCGCGCATGCTGTCATGAATGAACCTCTTAATTTTGAACGTAAACGAACGTCAAAATATCGATTTACATAGGTTGTATGATGAAAAAGAAAAGGAATTCACGCAAAAATAAGGTGCAATCGACAAAAGCACCATCAAAGGGTTTTAGTATCACGCTAGGCAAGCCTGAACCGATTTTAACGACCCATACTGACTATAAAAATATTTGGTATGACAATAAGTTTGATTACTGGACACCGCCAATTGACCGAGAGGCACTTGCTCAATTAGTGAATTTAAACGGCCAACATGGTGGCGTACTTTATGCTCGGCATAACATGGTGGTAAGTGATTATTTAGGGGGTGGTTTAACCCATGAACAATTGAAAGCCGCCGTGTTTAGTTATTTTGTTTTTGGTGATGTTGCTATTCTTAAAGTCCGTAATGGATGGGGTGAAGTCGTCCAACTTTATGTTCTTCCGTCGCTTTATTTACGACGCCGTAAAGATGGGGATTTTGTGGTTTTACAAGAAGGAGAACCGCTGGTTTATTCCCCGAACGATATTATCTACATCAAACAATATGACCCTCAACAGCAAATATATGGACTTCCGGACTATATTGGGGGGATCCATGCAGCGTTACTCAACAGCGAAGCGACAATTTTTCGTCGTCGTTATTATCATAATGGTGCCCATACTGGCGGGATGATTTATTGTAATGATCCCAATATGAGTGATGAAGTTGAAGAGGAAATTGTTTACAAACTCAGTAAGAGCAAAGGGATTGGTAACTTTGAAACCATGTTTGTTAGCGTTCCCAATGGGGATCCCGATGGTATCAAATTTATTCCAGTGGGGGATATTTCAGCGAATGATGAATTCAGTAATGTAAAAAGCATCAGTGCCCAAGATGTATTGACGGCTCATCGTTTCCCGGCGGGATTAGCCGGTATTATTCCGGGGAACGTGGGCGGGTTAGGTGACCCAATAAAAGCCCGGGAAGCATACAGAAAGGATGAGGTGATCCCCGTTCAACAGTTATTCATGAATGCGATTAATAGTGAGTGCGATAATAATGAGTCATTAAAATTGATTTTTCGTCAAAATATCAGCAAGGAAACTGAATAATGTCTAAAAAAAAGGTAAAATTAAGACGTTATCAACAATCGGAGGTTTGGGACGTGCGAGTATTAAAAATATTCTGCCCTGTTTGCGGCCAACGTGCGACAATTCGCAAATCCAACAGAAAACATCGTGAAATATCAGACCTTTATTGTGCCTGTAATGATGTTGAGTGTGGTCATACTTATGTTTTAAATCTAACGTTTAGCCATACAATAAGCCCCAGTGCGTATTCTACGGATTTAATTCAATCGATGATTGATAAATTTAGTCCAGAACAGCGCCAATTGGCGCTGGGCTTACTGAGTTCCAAAATGGCATGATGGTTTATCCTCAATATGGCTGCGACTTAGCAGCCTAATTTTTTGATTGTTCTTCTTTGCTATTTCTTTTCGGGCATCATCCGCAAGTTCAGTAATCAGTGTGAGTACAACTTGGCGCTCGTAATGATTGCAAACATCAAGACTTCCCAATTTAGCAATAACACTAATGCGTTCAAATGCTACTGATTCCTGTAGTAAATCACTCATATTCAAATTCCCATTTGTATACTGTATACATGTACAGTATACATAAATAAACTTATAGAAAAAACGGGTATAAATAAAAAATACAGATTTTAGATTTCGTGACATGTCACGCCCACATTACTGAGTGATAATTCATGCCACCCTTTTGTTACCCAACAATCTGCCGCACCCGATAGGCAACATTCAGCAACGGGTAAACGCTCTCCGCATTTACCGCAACGACGTTTTGATAGCTTCGCTATTTCACGTTTCAGTTTTGCATTATCGTTTCGGATGAGCATTTGAATATACTCAGCTTCGTCATACGGTTCACGTCCCGGTCTACGCAAGGCACAATTGCGTTTCACCATTTCATGTTCTTCAATTTCAACCTTCCACTGAGGGGTTACAAAACCTGCATCACGTTGACGTTTACGCTGGGCTGCTTTGCGCTCTGCTGCTGTTTTTGCCATTTTCTTTTATCCTCTGTTGGATCCGAGACATAGCCAATTCACACCGAGAGAGTGATTTTTTGACTTTTTCTGCTTTACTTACAATTAGTTGAATATGTCCATTCGTGTGAAACCTCACACTGTTGCCATTTTCTGTATAAATAGCCCCCCTCGCTATTGAGTGGATCATGTAAGGGTCTTTTTCTGGGTCTAATGTGATGCCAATCTCTTTGGACTTCCTCACAATGTCCGTGACAACGGGTTTTTTATCTTTAACCGTACTCAAAACCCCCGTACAGTTATTGACAGAACTCCTAGGTGATGCGTACGCATCACTAAAAGCAGACTCCGCTATCGCGTCGTCTAACTTCTTAACAATCTTCCAGCTTTTGAGTCGGGTGATAATTGGGCTACCTGAACCGACCAAAGGCGAAAATACGCCTTTAACACGGATGATTTCTTCGCCATACGCGTTGGTTTCCTCACTTTCTTCATACCATAGGCGAGCGATAAGGTCGTCGCGACGAACAAATGGACCACCTTGCGCATTGACATAACCAGCCCAATCGCCTGAATCAGCGGCATCATGAACAACGGCAAACTCCACATCCAAACCAACCGCTGTTTCATGATCTGCCATTTTGCGTAGCTCACGATAGACAGTGACGGGAGCACCACCAATAAATTGAAATTGGCGTATACGCCAGCGAGCAGACCATACCGCCGCAGCCATTGCTGCTTCTTTCATGGGGCGTCCGCTCTCATCATCTAATTCACCGTCTAAGGCGTAGCCATCCACATTTTTAGCGATGTATTTAGCAACATAGCCTGTTGCAGAGCCTTTTTCTGGATCTATCGCTTCAGCGTGGAAACGAGCTTTTTTGGCTTTATCAGAGGAAAGCTCGCTTTCATCTTCTTCAAAAGCATATTCTCTGAGGATTTCTCTGATGCTCTCCGCTTGCTCTGGCAACATGAAAAACAACATGTGCCAATGTGGCGTTCCATCATGATGTGGTTCAGCTACACGAATGCCAAAAATGCGCAGGTCATTACGGTGCAATTTTGCCCGCACTTTACTCCACACTTGGCTTAAATAGCGCTGTGTATCGGTAGGGCTGCTGCCGTTCCATTTACGGTTACGGTGACCATGAATGGTTGTGGCGTGATATTTAGATGGGGCTGTTAATGTATAGAATTCGGCGATATACCCGAGGTCATTGCAAATATTTTCAAAGCCACGAATTCTCACCATCATTTCAGTACGACGAATGGCAGGGTTTGCCACACTGCCATAATATTTATCAATTAAGCTAAAGCGATTTCCTTCTTCGTCCTCGAGCTCCATCGATTTCAAAAATTCGCGAGTACGACGCTTTTGCTCTTTCCATTCACTGATTGCCATTGTGCTTGCGTAAATACTGTTTCGCTTACTGACATTGGTTAAAGCAATATGCAGATGTTCGCGCCATTCTGCCGCATGTCGACGTAAGCGATTTAACCACCATTTTTCGGAGGTCATTTGGGCAATCGCAATGAAGGCGTCTTTTTCGTTAAACCAACGTTTGGATAACTTCGCTAGCCGTGGAGGCTCTTGGCGATAAGCTTGGGTAATTTTTGCCGCTTCGGTATACAACATATGGGCAATTTTCAGATCACCTTCATCCTTTCTATTTTCACTGATAGCTGAAAGCGTGGTGAACACAAAAGCAGACAATTCAAGCGCTAGTGATTCAAGTGACTTGCGCGACATATCGGGTATCGCATTAAACCAGTTAAAGAATCGGTAGGTTTCAGAGTTTTTTTCAGTGAGTGAATACCGCTTTGTTACTGTTTCAATTCTAGGGTAGATACGCTCATGAAAATTTTTAGCTAGGTATGCACTCGCTCGCTCCACACCTTTATCTTTTAATAAGGTGTCGAATTGCTTTTCAACTGTCAGTTGAACGATTTTAGGCTGTTGTGATAGTAACGTTTCTGCGTGAGACAACGCCTTTGCTCTTTTTTCTTTTTCATGAAGCTCAGGGTATGTCAGAAGTGGTCTTTCAATAGGCTGAATAGACTTGTAATATAAGGTTTTCTTAACTGTATTATTTGACACCGTAGTCATTTAAACCTCATGAAAAAGAATACTGGGGTACTTTAAAAAGCGTTAGCGGCATATTGTTTGGTCTGCCGCTATTGATTGAGGTATTCAATGAATAAACCTGAAAATAAAAGATATATAGATACTGTTAATATGTTGTCTTCTGTAGGCGTTCCTCCAAACGAAGTAAGGCTCTTATCAGCTGGCGAGTTGTACGAGGTTTGCGGCGTTTTTCAGCGCGCCACTCGAAACCATATAGAAAGGCGTTGGCTTCCATCAAAAGATTGTCGAAATGCGTTGGCGCACCACCTGCGCAAGATTTTTCCAAACGAATGGATAGAGCACGCAAAATGGACAGAACTAATTGAGCACGGATTGGATAGTATGATTCATGGGCGTAACCACCCCCGTATACCTGAATCTGAGTTTTGGGATTCCTTGGAAGAACTAGAGTCAGACTTACACCTTGCGATTCAGGCGACACGTAAGACGATTTTACTTTTTCAGAGTGGAGACAACCGATATTTGACAATGCCGACAGATGTCTTTGTGGTTCCTTCACGTATGAATGAGTTTCTTGCATCACTGGTTGCTGGTGAAATTTATCCTGCATGGATTGCAAAGGTTGATACTGGTATGACACCCGGTGTGGATAATGGTAAGTATCCTGAATACGCCCCGTTAAGAGATTAATAGTCATTACATCGCTCCTTTTGTATTTTCTATATACCCAATTTCACTTTCGATTAACTGACTGATAACCGCGTAATCAGTTTTTTCAGTCAGTACATACATTTGGAGTTTACGCAGACGTGACACATAACGGTCATTGCAAATTTGACGCTCGTCTTGACGATTCCAGTTAATTAAAATTGCATCGCTTGACGTGGTATCTAATACCGGTGTAAATGTTGGTTCTGGCATATTCATTTATTTAATCCTTAAATTTAAAGTATAAGAATCCCTGACGCGCTAACGTCATTGAATAAAATGAGTATTGTTTAATTAAGTGGTAAGGTTAAATTCTTGGGTAGCAATGTGCTTGCCGCCTTGATGTAATTTATTGATTTAACAATATTAAAAATTTCTGTTGATGTTAATTCTTCAAATTCGCAGTTGTGACGAGTCTTATCAATACCTGCCATATAAAATATAATCCCGAGTAATTTTTTATTATTTTCGTGATCATCATTAAATCTATCGCGCATTTCTTTAATGAATAATTTTAATTCTTGATTGCTTAAACCTAAGGTTTTAGATTTTATTTCTGCCACCTTATTCATTCCATGTGCTCGCTGTTGTATAGATAGCGGCATGTATCGACGTTCTAATGTTGTTGAATTCTGTTGCATAGTCATTACCTACACTCTAGACATTAAATAACCGATAGAAAAAATTATAAAAAGAGTGATGATTTTTAAATCTTTAGGGCTCTTATGTTTAAATGAATCACCCGTGACTTTATATTTGTACTGCTGTTTATGTGCTTGAGTCAT